AGCGTGGTTAGCATACCTGCAGACCCAACGGTCGGCGTCGGGCGTGCTCTCGACGCTCAACCTGCGGCCCCCGCCGCAACTCCAACCCCCCAACCAGAACCTGAGGTTCCGATGGAAAACACCCCTGACATCTCAGCGGTGCGGGCTGAAGCGGCTGCCGAGGCTGCTAAGGCTGAGCGCGCTCGCATCTCCGGCATCTCTGCCCTGACTGAGAAGCACGGCATGGCCGATCTCGGCCGCCAGCTGATCGACGGTGGTCGCAGCCTCGATGAGGCCCGCGCCGCTGTGCTCGAGAAGATCGGCGCCAAGGTGGAGCCCGTCACCGAGAAGGCCGCCGACATCGGCATGAGCTCCAAGCAGGTGCGCGAGTTCTCCTTCCAGCGCGCCATCAACGCTCTCGCCAACCCCGGCGATCGCAAGCTGCAGGAAGCTGCCGCTTTCGAGCGCGAGTGCTCCGAGGCTGCCGCTGCCAAGGCCGGCAAGACCGCCCAAGGCATCATGGTGCCCAACGAGGTGCTGCGCCGCGACCTGACAGTGGGCACCGCCTCCGCTGCTGGTGACCTGGTTGGCACCGACTTCCGCCCCGGCTCGTTCATCGAGCTGCTGCGCAACCGTTCGGCTCTCGCCGGCCTCGGCGTCGCCTCCCTGACCGGCCTCTCCGGCAATGTGGCGATCCCCCGCCAGACCGGCGCTGCCACCGCCTACTGGGTGGCTGAGAGCGGCTCTCCCACCGAGAGCAACCAGACGGTGGATCAGGTGAACCTGAGCCCCAAGACCGTGGGCGCCTTCACCGACTACAGCCGCAAACTGATGCTGCAGTCCAGCATCGACGTTGAGCAGATGATCCGCCAGGATCTCGCCACCGTGCTGGCGCTCGAGATCGACCGGGTGGGCCTCTACGGCCTCGGCAACAGCAACCAGCCTCTGGGCGTGAAGCTGACCACCGGCATCAACACCAAGGACTTCGCCGCCAACACCCCGACCTATGCCGAGGTGGTGGAGATGGAGAGCCTGATCGCGGCCGACAACGCCGACATCGGCGCCATGGCCTATCTGATGAACGCCTCCATGCGCGGCGCTCTGAAGACCAAGGACAAGGGCACCGACACCGGCGCCTACGTGTTCGAGCCCGGCGGCACCGTCAACGGCTACAACGCCGTGGTGAGCAACCAGGTGGCTACCAACGACATCTTCTTTGCCGTCTGGAGCCAGCTGATCATGGCCATGTGGTCCGGCCTGGACCTCACCGTGGACCCCTACACCCACAGCACCAGCGGCACCGTGCGCGTGGTGGCTCTGCAGGATGTGGACTTCGCCGTCCGTCATCCCGAGGGCTTCTGCCGCGGTAACAACACCCTCTGATCTGATGGAGGCGGGGCGGCCTGAGGGCTGCCCCTTACCCACATGAACATCCAGATCCTGAGGACAACGATGGCAGGCGGCGAGCTCGTAAGGGCCGGCGCGACGATCACGGCCAGCGTGGCCGATGCTCGACTGCTGATCAACATGGGCAAGGCGATCGCGGCCACCGCCGCGGCAGACTTTGCCCCGGAACCCGAGGAGCCGGCTGCTCCCAAACGCAAACCCCGCGCAAAGGCACTGACCGATGGCGATCTACCAGCAAACGCTTGAGAAGCTGCAGCACTTCCCGCTGCACCCCGTAGCTCAGGAGACCGCGACCTTCACCGGCGCGACCACCAACATCGCCGACCTGCTCGAGTTCGACGGCGACATCCAGATCATCCTCGACGCTGGCGCTGCTGGCGGCTCGGGCACGATGACCGGCAAGATCCAGACCAGCGACACCACCACCTCCGGCGACTTCTCCGATGTCACCGGCGGCGGCTTCACCGCCGTGGCGCAGGCTGGCTCCAAGCAGGTGATCACCCTCAACCGCGATGAGCTGAAGCGCTACGTGCGTTTCGTCGGCACCATCGCCTCCAGTGGCACCACCACCTACTCCGTGCAGGGCTACGGCCTGAAGAAGTACGGCTGATGGCGCTCACCGAGGATCTGAACCTGTTCCTCGACGACTTCGGCGTCAGCTGCACGGCTGGCGCCGTTTCGGCGTTGGGCATTCTCGACATGCCCAGCCAGATCATCTCGGGCGACCTGGTTCTGAGCACCGACTATTCGCTGACCGCGCGCGCTGCTGATTTTGGCGGTTTGAAGTACGGCGACAGCATCACCGTGGCCGGCACCAGCTATCAGGTGCGCGAGACCCGGCAGATCGACGATGGAGCTTTTGTTGAGATCGGGTTGACGAAGGTATGAACGCCATCAGCAAGACCAGCAGACGCGCCAGCTGGGCATCACTGAACCCTGTGCTGCTCGCGGGTGAGCACGGCCTTGAGTCCGACACGGGCAATCTCAAAATCGGAGACGGTCGGACGCCTTGGGCAAACCTGCCCTATACCGGATGTCCTGGCTACTGGGGATCATTCTTTGACAAGACATCACAGGTTGCCGTGGCGAATACGCCAACGCCGATCCTGTTGCGCTCAACGGACCAATCCAGCCGTGGCGTCAAAGTCGACTCAAGCAGCCGGATCACCGTTGACCATCCTGGCGTCTACAGCTTCACCTTCTCCATTCAGTTCAGCAATAGCAGTAACAACATCCATGACGTCAATGTCTGGCTGCGAAAGAACGACAGCGGCGCCAGTGGTGACGTACCAGATAGCGACAGCCGCTTTAGCGTCATTAGCCGCCACGGCGGCGTGGATGGAAACGTTATTGGCTGCGTCAACTTCGTGCTGACCTTGACGGCAGGCGACTACATCGAGCTGATATGGGCAACCACGGACGCAGCGGCCTACATCCACGCTGAGGCTGCGGCCAGCAGTCCGTTTGCGCATCCAAGCATTCCCGGCATCATCTGCACAGTGGTTCAGGTGGCAGCAGCATGACCACCAAGCGCGAGACGATCCTGGCCGCAGTCCGCACGGCCTTGACCGGCACCACTGGCGTGGCAAACCGGATCTACCGCAGCCGGGTGGAGCCGATCAGCCGGGCCGAGAGCCCGGCGATCGTGGTGGAGCCGCTCAGCGACAACGCCAGCCAGAACACGGCGCTGCCGACGCTCGACTGGTCGATGACAGTGCGGGTGACGGTGATCGTGCGCGGTGTGATTCCCGACCAGCTGGCTGATCCGATCGTGGAGAGCCTGCACGGCAGGCTGATGGCCGACCTGACGCTCGGCGGCTATGCGATCGACATTCAACCGATCGGCGTCACCTTCAACTTCGCCGAGGCTGATGGCGCAGCTGGTGAAATCCAGTGCGACTATCGTGTGCTCTATCGGACCTCGGTCACAAATCTCGCGAGCTGATCATGGCTACGATGGTGGACGAATACTGGGGACAAGGCGGGACTTACCTGCTCGACCCTAAAACCGGCAAGCGGACGCTCATCGAGCGGACGGAGCCGGCCCAACCCTCCCAACCTGACGAGGTAGAGAGCAATGCCGCTCCTGAGCCGCAAGCGCCTAATCCTGGCGAAGATTGAATCCACCTACGGGACCGACAGCACCCCTGCAGGCACCGATGCCGTGCTGGTGCGCTCTCTGGAGGTGACCCCGATCGAGGCTGATGTTGTCAGCCGCGATCTGATCCGCCCCTACCTCGGCAACAGCGACCAGCTGCTGGCGAACGTCCGAGTCAACTGCTCCTTCGAGGTTGAGCTGGCCGGCTCCGGCACCGCCGGTACTGCTCCCCGCTATGACGCGCTGCTGAAAGCGTGCGGCATGTCTGGCACTGTTGTGGCCGCCACCAGCGTCACCTACGCGCCAGTGAGCTCCAGCTTCAGCTCCTGCACCATCATCTACAACGTCGATGGTGTGCAGCACAAACTGACCGGCGCCCGCGGCACTGTCACGATGAACTGCCAGCTCGGGGAGATCCCGACGCTGCAGTTTGAAATGACCGGCATCTACAACGCGCCCACCGACACCGCGCAGCCTTCCGTTACCTATTCGGCGCAGGCCACCCCGCTGATCTTCCGCGAGGGCAACACCTCCGCGTTCTCGTTCTTCAGCTACAGCGGCTGCCTGATGTCGGTGGACGTCAACCTCGCCAATGAGGTGGTCTACCGCGAGCTGATCGGCTGCACGAAGGAGATCCTGATCACCGATCGCAAGCCGGCCGGCACGGTGGTGATCGAGGCGCCGACCATCGCCACGAAGGACTACTTCTCGCTGGCGCTCGCCGGCACCACCGGCAACCTGACCTTCCAGCACGGCACGACCGCCGGTAACCGGGTAACCTTCACAGCATCTCAGGTGGATGCAACACAGCCTGCTTACACCGAGCAGGACGGCATCCAGATGCTCAGCGTCCCCTACGTGGCCCTACCGACCACTGCCGGGAACAACGAGTTCAGCCTGGCCTACACCTGACCATCGG